CTAAGAACCATTTCCTCACCGCTACGTGAATCGACTACACGATAAAACGGTACTTTGGTTTTAAAAAACCTCTCCAGTATTTGATATCTTTCAGAACTAAAACTATCTAAATCTTTTGCTTCAGCAGGTGTTTTAATAGACATGCTGTTTTTATTCTGAGCCCCTGGGAAATCTTCTTCTGAATATGAAGAAATTTCCTCAATAAGACCTGGTACTATCTCTCCAGTCTCCTCATCTAACTGGGCCCCTAAAAATGGATATAAATTAACAATTTGGTCACCAGTCAGAATAGTCGATAATATAATTGAATCAGCATCCTGAAAAAATCTATCGCGAGACGATGGTGGTACATAAACACGGAATGGATTGACTGATGTAAATTTAACCTCACCTTTACCAAAGTCCGCTTCATTATCAATATAAACATACAAATATCCTAGTCCTGTAACAGCATAATCATGAATAGCATCCTTCATGTGGACATCGCCGCTAGATATCTGCCACACATACCCTAATATTGTTCTCCACGCTGAAGCTACCTTAGTATCAGAATCTTCTCTTGGAATAGCTGTAAAAACAGGAGGCTTAGCTGTAATAACGCTTTTTAGCTTTTCAATAGCAGGTGATATCCTATCCATAGGAACATCAGCCTGATTCCTAGATTGCAATTCATCGGATTCAGCATCTGTAAAATGATTCCCATGATAGAAATCTATATCACTGCGAGCTTCTATTTCCCAATCAGCCCTAGCATCCCGCCACCGCCTATGCAGTTCTTGGTTCTCTTTTGCTGATGGATGTTGTTCTAATGCCATATTAATGTGACTTATGCTTCGCTATTAAATTAAATATAAATATGTTGCAATCAAAGGAAAAAACGCTAAAATCGTCTAAAAGTTCCATTTTATCGTCTAGCACCTGTCATCCAGTTATAATATCCCTTTAATTTGCTACCGCCTTTCTTACCAGAACGCATCTCACTTACAGAGATTGCAGTACTAAGTGGAGCTTTGGAATAATAGTCTGCATAGTACAATCCGTCCATAAGGTCATCATTCTTAGGAACAGGATGTTCAAACATCTCATCTACCAATTCAGTCATTTCTCTACGAACATATAATTTTTTATTATTTACAATCGGGCCGAGTGAAGTTTCCAATCTATCTGCCTTCTTAATACCCGGTGGAGGTTTAACTCCTTTAAAAATTCCCGGTATCAGTCTTCTATCAGCTGCAGCCATCCTTGTAACCATATCACGTACCATTTCCTGAGCAGCGACTGTTTCTATGGTAACTCGTCTTACAGGAGTATATTTACGAGCCATATCGATAATTTTCTGTGGTAAATCAAATGTTGGTATTCTTTCACGATAATATTCCAATACGTATCGATTCTTATTTGCATCAATCCCAATTACCATAATAACCTGAAAATCAGAACGTTGTGTCGCAGTAGCAGCAATATCAACACCAATATAGACATTAATCGGAATTGCTTCGTTTCTAAGGATAAGATACGAATAATTATCAACAGACTTAAATGCACCGTCATGATACTGTATTCTATCTGTTTTAAACGCTGCTGATGATAAATCACGAGCATCGTTCATATATTCCTGTGCAAACTTGTTTACTAGACCAGCTTCTATAAATTCACGCTTTTTAGACTCTAACTTGGAAATAGGGAACTGTTCTGGCCAAATAGACTTTTCATCCTGTAATGCTCGATAAAATGTAACATCCCAAGGATATTTACGATTTTCACGCTTTGCAATCCTATTTCCATCAACAACCATCTGAAGGAAACTATCATAATGAACAATAGTCCCACACAACCATATCCATCCTTCACGACCTGGTGTTTCTTCAAGAGCAGGGAATACAGTAGACACAATCCACTTTTTAATTTCACTCCGCCTTTCAGGAGTCTTGGTATTCAGCTCAGATTCAAAATCATCAAGTACAATACCCGTATAACGAACATCAATCTCTGTACGACCACGAAGTCTCTGAGATGTACCCTTTGCTATGAGTCTGTCACCCTTAGACGTTACAATATCTTTTTCAGTCCATCTATTACCAACAGAGTCACCAGCTAAGTTTCCAAAGTAATATCTTATTGATTGATTATATTCTAAATGACTCTTTACATATTTTAGGTGGTCAATAGCCTGTCCCTGTTCCTCAGCCACCCAAGCCATGAAATGTCGTTCACCTTTAGGAGCAAAACAAATTTTATGAAGAATAGCGGCCTTTGACAGAATAGATTTACCAAACCCTCTTGGAAGTATATTACATATTCTTGAACCTGGCTCTGTTGATATTAATTTTTTACCAACTTCTTGATGGAATGTGGGAGAAGCGCTTTTATTAAGGAAATCAGCTGGCAGAAAAGCCCTGCCAAAATAAAGCAAGTCATTATAAGAACGAGCAAGAACTTTATCCTTCTCCTTTAATTCTGATGTGATATTTATTTCTTTACTTTCCACAGGTTAAGCATATCCCTTTACTTCAGAATAAATATCTAATTCTCCAATATCGATTAAATTATCATCATAATCGTATAAAGATGTACATCTAGGACAAATCCATCCTGCAACCGAATTAAACAAGTCCATCAGTACAACCTTCTGATTATCAACCAGAGGTTTATCACAAACAATACATCTGGTCAGTTCACTATGTATTCCAACATCACTTAATGTCAGACTTGTCGTTGATTGTTTTTTCCGCATGTCCAATTACTTTTATATTATCCGTGCTTATACGTTTTAATTGTTCCTCACTAAATCCCTGAAACACGGTCAAAGATTCTGTTTTCTTTTCATTAGGGAACATTCCTGCTATTTTCATCAAAAGCTCAATAGCCCTTAACTTGTCACCATCCTTACCATCAAGGTTATCAATAACATTTTTAGTCATCTCTAGCAGATAATGTTTAGACGCTCCAATATCACTTAAAATTACTTCAATTTCTTCTGTAACCAATTTTTGTATCCTTTCGGTTTTTAACAGTCCACGAGCTGTTTCCTTAGCGTATTGATACTTATTTGTCGGAAATACACGTAAATACGCATCTGTTGGATTCATTCCCTTTGCAACATACTTTGCAAACAAGAATTCATTATTTGTTGAGAACGAATATATGTTCTTTGGTGGTACACCACCCATATCAACATTCGGATTCGTAGTGTATGTACCAAGTATCGTTCTAACGTAGCCCATTGCATTGCCATGAGCAGTTTTCATGGTACTGCGTCTTAGAATCTTACAAACTTGTAAATCGTCAGTTACAACCCATTCGCCCTCGTTAGCTTTTCTCCAGTCAGACAAAAGTTTCTTTTCTGGGTAGAAATTACGAAACTCGTCCACATTTTCATACAGAACCTCCTGATTACGGGAAATTGTCTTTGTTCTCACCTATACTACTCCCAAACCTGTTGATTAGACGAGCCCAACGCCGCCCCTCCGAGTATAGGTGGTTAAGGAAACAGTAATCATAGTTACTCCTACTCGTTTCCATCTATCGTCTGCCCCCAGACGAAAGTCTTCCCGTTGTGGATGTCAACAACATCCATTCTAAAATCTCCTGTAGGGAACCAGTCTATAATACCAAATGCATGTGCCCAATTATGTAGTCTACCACGCAACCACTTGTTTTGTTCCCTAGACATATCTTTTAAACATCCCATGCTCCAAGAGCCAATCGTTCCACCAAGCTTTGTTCCGGTTATACGCTGTATATCGTGTGTATGACCATAAACAATATTTGCACCATAAGAGTCAAGATGCTTCTTTGCATGGTTAACAGTAGCGAATGCTCCATAATCCTTCATATACGGGTATCTTTCAACAAAAGAATCCAACCATTCATCATGATTACCTGCACAAATGTATCTTTCCTTGCATTTTATCTTATCCAGAGCTTTATCGAATAAATCTATCCCATCATTAACCGCAGATATCTCCTCATCAATTATTGGTAACTGATATTCAAGCGGCGGCTGCTTAACTTTTTTATATTTCCAACTACTAACCGACTCCCATTCTCCTACATCACCAAGATTGATAAATATATTCGGTTTTACAATTTCAATAGCTTTTAAAACAACATTAACAGCTTTTTTGTCGTGCAGAGGGAAATGTTGGTCAGGTATTACAATAGCTCGTCTATGTTTTCTTTTTATTTTCATGTTTTTTCTTTGGTTTTCGTGTGTACAAGACTATATTCTTATCTTTTCTTGACATTTCAGTTGCAACCTGGTCTCTTGACATGGCAATTGCTATCTTACCATTAGCTGACTTAAATTTATCAGCTCCATTACCAACTGCTTCAACTACAACAAGATGTCTAAGACTGCAATCGCAACACCAGAGGTAAAAATAAGACTCAGCATCAATTAGCATGGTCTCATCATCAAAGGTTGTTACGTGCATATTACCCCTTTCATAACTATTTCTTCAAAATATTGACACCCATCATCAACAGCACATGGCTTACCTGCATATTCCTTGTCCATCATCATTATCAATTTGCCATTATAACTTTTAAACATACATCCCAAACATTTACCATTATTCCAATTGCAACAATTCTTCCTTGCTATTGGTATTTTACTTGCCATCTTGTACATAATTTACATAATACGATTAAAGGTTACAAGAAGTTTCAACTATTTTGACATTATATATAGTATATATAGTATATATAAATTATAAGAGTAATATATATATATATAGCTAAAGCCTAAACTGCTATAAGCTATAAGGCCTAGGCTATGCTAAAGCTATGCTAGGCTTCCAGAAATTTATAAAAATAATTGTAGGAAACAGAAATACAGGTTTTTACAGGAAAGGACAGGTTTAGGTAGAAAACGTTGAAAATTTATTTATTTTGAGTGTGGGTCTTTTATCCCCCCA